GAAAAGGATTGTGAATCCTTAAGTATTACTAAGAGGTTACAACAGTTTGTAATAAAGAGGTTGCAACAGTTAGTATTAATTAGTGGATTTACATGTTGTTACTATCCTAACGGTGTTGTTTTACACCAGTTTATCGGAAACCGTGTCATAACTAAGTAACAATAATACCACGATGGATTGTGAATCAGTTAGTTATGCAAACTGTGGTAATTCTGGAGAGTTCTCCTTAATTAGCTTGTTCAATCTCTCACGCTTTGTTGTTAGTGAGTAATCGAATTCATCACCATTAAGAATATATGCTCTTTCAGATTGTACTAAGTTGTTGTTAACCCAGAAACCTAATGATACATCAGGATTAAACAATACATTGATAATTGCACGAGTTGAAACATTACCATAAGCGTAAGTACTACCGTTCTTAAATGTAACAATAGCTTGCTTATTTAAAGCGTCAACTTGTAAAGAATCAACAGCACTTGATGTGCGGTTAGCAACAGTTAGAAACATGGAAATCATTTGAATAAGTGTGAATAATTGAAGGATAGATTGTGAATCCTTCATTGATACAAACTATAATAGAATGTATCAAAGAAAGAATCAAGAATTAGAAACGAATTGACTTTCTTTTGATGTTAATTACTGATGGTAATTGTGTTAGTTTAACTTCTTTACCTTCAGCTTTTAACTTGTCAATTGTTTTAACCAATGATTGGTAATAAGTCATGAGTTGTTGTAAAGAATGGTGAAAGGATTTGCTTCCCTTCGTTTACATTTAATATTATAGAGCAGTTTGGTGAATTAATCAAGCAAACTTCATACTCTGTAATATTAATAGGATTGGTAGGAATTGCACCTACATTGTTGTTAACAATACTCTTGTAATCCTGATGATGTTAATGTTACATTAGTTCATTCATGTTTCTGTTAACATACTCTTCTAAATCGTTGAGTTTGTTATCATCAACTGTTTGAACATAATGAGCGATAACATCAGTTAATAGATCGGAATCTGTCTCTGTTAATTGACATAAACCCCAAGCTAATTGTTGTTTAGTTAATAACATTTAGTTAACCTCATTTGTTTACATATTAAGTATAGCATCGCTTCGCTGCGTTTGGTGCAGATCTGCTTGGATCGTTACACTTTGAAATAATTATACATAGCGCAACAGATGGGCGGTCATTGATGTTAACAATGCTGAACATATTAACACCCGCTCGTTGCTACGCAACTCGCTCTGATTGCGGCGCAATTGTTATCACTGTTCACAGTGTAATCATGTCCACTAATTGTTAATCAGAGCGAGCGAAGCGAGCGGGAATGATAATCATTATCACCCCTGAGGTTTTCCACACCCCTATGGGGGAATTCCACAGCCTGTGGAAAACTTATATGGGTAGACAAAATTATGTTAAAATTTAACAGCTGCTTTGGCTTCATCTAATGAATTATGGAACTCACATACACCTAGGAAGCACCCTAGATACCTTTGGAACGTAGTCTTACCTCCAGGCAGATCATATGTATGTATTGTCGCCCCCGCTGGACTCGTGTAAACGAGCTTCGGCTTTTGCATGTTTCTTTAATACCTTAATAGCTTTTTCTCTAGTGGTACATTTCTGCGCTTTTTTATTTAGTTTTGCTAATTTCTTGATGTATTTGTTCAATACTTTCTACCATCTGTCTATATCCATTACCAACTTGGAACTGTCCTAGTACTACAGAAGCGGTAGCTATGCCCCAGAAGGTATAGTACCATCTAGATTTAATCTGATGTTTCTGCATGATCTTTATTAAACTGTTCTATTCCTTTATCTGTCAGTATATGGTTGTACATTTTATCGAATACTGCAGGTGGTACGGTACAAATATCAGCACCCACTCCAAAGGCAACACCCACTGATTGAGCATCACGTAAGGAAGCAGCTAACACTTGTGTATTAGAATTAAGAGTATTGGTTATATCATTAATCAACTTAATACCATCTAATGAATTATCATCTAATCTACCAATAAACGGTGAAATATAAGTAGCCCCTGCTAAGGACGCTAGGATCGCTTGAGAGACGCTAAAGATCAAAGTGACATTAGTTCTCACATTAACCATTGAAAGCCTCTTACAGACCTTTAAACCATCCACAGAGCAAGGTAATTTAATAGTAGCTTTATTATCATATGATTTAACATGTCCCATGGCATTAGAGAACAATTCTTCTTCAGAATCACCCACTACTTCCATACTAATATCATTTATTCCTAAATCTATTAATTCTTGATAAACATGTTGTGGATTTTTTCCAGCTTTACGTATGAGGGTAGGATTAGTAGTAATACCAGATATTAATCCAGTAGATACTCTTTCTTTAACTGATTCAACATCAGCTGTATCTAAAAATAGTTTCATATAGGGTAGAGTGTTAGGTAGATATATGAGGGATATCCATTAAGGGGATATCATAATAGTGAAAAGAGGGATCGATGTCTACGAAGTAGATAAGATCCCTCATAGGGGTCGGGTCCACCCTTCCCTTCCCCTGTATAGATAGAGGTGGTATCTAAATCCAGGTGGGAGTTGACTTTCCAGTTGCTAAACCTTTAGACTTTCTTCTTTGGTCTAAGTCCATACCCATCACCATATGATTAGCTGAAGCTTCTGGGTCATCCATTATTTCTTCAAGCATAGCATTCCACTCATCTCTTCGTCTTTGTTTAATAACTTCGTCAGCTGAGATGGCGAGAGCGTCTGTGAAATACTTGACTCCTTGGGCCAAACAATCCAATCTGTCATCGTGTTTAACAGCGCCTTTCTCTCTACACATACGAGACATCTGATAGAAAAGCATATATAGAAGACGAGCTTCAGGAGCTGCCTCTTTATTAGAATTATAGTCCCAATCAATAACGCTTCTATTACAAATAAGGCGATGTTGATTAATGACCGGCTCCAACGAATCGATGATTCTATCTTCTTTTCGGACATTCGCTCTTATTTCTTCAATGTCGATTGATCGTTTAGTTTGGATAAGATGTTTTCTAAATAGTTCGCTAACAATTCCATCTCCGAAGTTAGTTTCGATAACGAGCTTTGTAACTCCGTACTTGTCACATCCTTTGAGGACATCAAGAAGGGTTTTGTCAGTATATCCGTCTCTATACGCTCGCATTTCATGGAGATATATGAATCCATTTTTCTGGGATAGGTAGGCGGCAGCTGTTTCATCGGAGCCACGTCCAGAGGGATCCAAACTACAAATTGTTTCGGTGTACGGCGACCATTCTCCTTGTATTTGCATAGGAGAGTAAAAGTAGTCTCCAGGGAGGCCGACTGTTGGGGCGTCTTTAATGACGTTTGCGGGATCGGAGCACCAAACGATGGACTCAGGGGCTTTAGTAGGGTTAACGGAAGTAACCACAAGGTCAGCCATTTTAAGTGGGAATTTTTCAGCATCACTAAGGGAGGTATCTAGCATGAACTGAAGCATGAAGTTAGATCTTCCCATGGAAGCTTCACGCTCTATCAGATCATCGTTGTCAAATCTATCGGGGTCTGTTACGTCCCATGCTTCGGCTCCATCATCTATCTGTGTCTGTAATTGAGGAGCTAGTAGTCCTTCGTAATTGGTGAGTTTTTTGGGGACTCGTGCTGGCCAAACAAAGGGACGATACGAACGCTCTGCCAACTTACGATAAACAGTAAACACAGTCTGAGGAGTCCCGAGATACATAATACGAGAATCGTCTTTCGGCGTAAGGATGGATTCAGCTTCCGTACAGAGTTGAAGTAATTTTTCACGCATTAACTCCGTCATGGAGTTTCCAGGAACCTCTATGTCGTCTAATATCATTAAATCTGCTCTGCTTCCTGTTAGCTGACCAGTGATACCCACGCTTTTGACGCTTGGGGCTTGGTGAGGTGAACAGTTTACGTCGAAGCTGATGCGACTCCAGCGAGAATCGTCTGATTTCGGTTGCAGATGTTTGAGCCATTGAGTTTCTATGATTAGTTTTTGTAGGAAGATAGACATGTTATCAGCCCGTTCTTTAGAGGCTGATATAATCATTATTTTCTTTTCAGGATCTTTAAAGAGAGTCCAGAGGACGAAGGCTCCTGTGATCCAACTTTTTCCAACACCACGGAAAGCTTGAATTTGAAGACGTTTAGGTCCATGTTGAAGATAGTCTGCGATTGCATATTGAGCTTTAGTAGGAGGGGGTAATTCAAGCTCTTCCCACAAAGCTGTAAGGAAAAGCTTGAAATCTTCTTTTAATGAATCGACGACATTAGTCATGCGTTTCTTTTCTTCTTCTTAGTTTTTTTCTCAACTTTATGATGAACGCCCATACCCCACATGTGTCTCATTTCAGGGTCTTTTTTGATAGCGTCAATAGTAGCATCCATAGCAGGGTCTCCACCTTTATAATTGGTATCAATACCATACTTTTTTAAATCTTTACGTGATCCTGCAACTTTAGTGTCAGAACCAGAGAAATCACCATCTCTGAATGCATCAATGTTTTTAGCGTTTCTTGCCATAGTTAAATAAGTTGTTTAGCGGTACGTATTCCTATAAAATTCTCTACATTACTGCGAGGTTTTTTAACTTTTGTCTTAGGAGTATCTGGATCTAAATCAGGCTGTTGTCTATAGTCTAGGTTAGCAATATCAATAGCTGTATTAGTAGCATCTAATAATGCAGCACCAAAATCACCTACACCAGGAATCCAACCAATAGCACCACTTAAAGCAGCAATACCAGCTTGATTAAATTTACCTTCAGATAGATAACTATAAGCTTCAACAGCTGATAGACCTATATCAACACCTGGGATTAATTTAGCTGTACTTTTAGCACCACGTTCTGCTGCAATTTTAGCAGCTAACTTAGCCATATTTTTTTGTACAGTTTTACTTTGTAATATAGCATCACCAGCAATAACACCGCCTGAAATTGCCATACCAGCAACATTACCAGTAGCAGCACTAGCAGCAAAGTTAGCTGCATTTTCACCTCTACGAGTAAGATCACCTAATTTACCTAGTTTTCTAGCAGTTTTAGATAATGGTGTACCTAAAAATCTATCTATATTACTTGTTTCTAAATCTTTAGCAGTTAATTTTATACCTTGTTCTCTGGCCTCTTGTATAAGTTGTGCTCTAGCTGCAGCATGTTTAGCATCAAGTTTAAATTTATATTTCCATTCAAGTGTTGATTTAGTTTTTGGATTATTTATACCATATCTTCTTATATCTTGTTGTTCTAATACATGTGCTGTATAATTCAGCATTGGTTCTTCATTAACATTCAACCATTGAGTAGCTGCTGCCATTCTTTCACTTAAAGACAGACCTTTATAACTAGGCATTCTAGCTCTAAGATCAGTAATTGTTTGAATTCTATTTATATCAGCCCCACCTTTAACATTAATTCTACCATTTTTATCAATTACCAAATTACTAAGACCATCTGGATTTGGTGCAGCTTCTAAATTATGATAACGTAAAACTTTATGTATCGAACTATCTCTATATTGATGTAAATCTGCGTCAACACCTTCAAGATTTTCTAATACATTACCTAAAGGTGCTTCATTAATAACAAACCATTCAGCTAATTCTTCAGCCTCTGCATCAGAAAGACCTTCAAAAAAAGGTTCAAATATAGTACGAGGTCTGATATGGTGATCTTCCATACCTTTTATAAGACCTCTTTTTCCTGCACCATATTGACTAGTTTCTGGACCACCTAATTCAGAACGCATCCTCCTTAAATTGTCTTCTCTAGCTTTTTTAGAAGCTTTTTCTTTTAAATTCGGTCCTTTAGATTCATACTCTTGTATGACATCCGGTCTTAATACTAACTTACCTTTACTTTGTTTGTAAGCTTGTACTTTACCACGAGATTGATAATAACCAAATTTACCTGTAAACCCTCCAAAATTACCATACTTTTTTAAATATAATTCATTAGCACGAGTCCATCTTTTTTTACCTTTAAGACCTTTTAATTTTTCATATAGATCAGGTTCAGCTTCTTTAAAAGCTGCCCAGTCGAACTTTTTATCATGTCTATCAGCCATGGCTTACATTGCCTCAAGCTCTAACTGTGTTATAGGTCTTAATCTTAATTTACGTTTAGCATCTTTACTTAAAGAAGGATAAGCACGTTCAATAGCTTTAGTTCTTTCTGTCATTGTCTTCATACTTTGACCAGCTGTTTCCATCTTTAATTTATCTCTATTTGCTCTAGTAGTTTGAGGGTTATAATCTGGATCATCTAAAGGATTATCAGTTGTTCTATCGTATCTTTCACCAACTGTTGGTGCATCGTTCGGATCATTAGTTGTTATATTAAGATTAAAGCCATTTCCAATACCCCATGTAGGGCTTGGACCAAAAGTACCTTGTTCTGCATGCGTCATTTCATAGTCAGACATTGTACCTCTAAGACGATCTTGTTCTTCTATATTTCTAATATTAGCTTCTTTTCGATCTCGTTCTAATCTAACACCTTTACCTTCCCCTTCATCGATATCACCTTTTGCTACTAAGTTTTTTAATTTTTCTCTTTCTCTTGCTAACCATTCTGCATGTTCTAATTCAACAACTTTCTTACCACCTACACCTCGATCACTTAAAAGTTTTCTTAAATTCCAAGGTCCGGTTTTTTCTTTTTTATTAAGCTCTGCTTCTTTATTTAAAACAGTATATAACTTATCAGGAGTTTCAGTACCATATTTCCAATAATTAATATACTTGGTAGCTGCTGATTTATTATAGACTTCTCCTGTACGTTCGTCAATCAGTTTACCTGTACCATCTCGTTTAACAAACTTATTTTCATATTTTTCTAATAATCTTCTATCATTACCAACTCGATCAATAGGGAAACCACTTTGATATCCTAATTGAAGACGTAATCTGTCTAACTCAGGTGTTCTAGTGGTAGTTCTTCTACTAGCCATTTACTTTTTCCTCCTAATGGATAAACGTGCTCTGTTTTTAGAGCGACTTAAAGGTCTGCCCTGTGTTTTGCTACCTTTGTAGTGTGCAGCATCTCTTTTGTCGCCTATTTTTAACTTAAGCTTACGTCTAAGTTTATTGGCATTCTTTTTGATAGACTTACCTTTCTTAGTTTTTTGATAAGCACTTTGTTGTTTCAGTCGCCTCTTCCGAGCCGCTGGATTCTTCCTATAGTATTCAGCTGTGCGACTTGCCATACATCCTCCTAGTGATTAACTCTGGGTCTATCTTGGGGATAACTTTAGATAATTTATCTAATGCACTACCATCATATGCGATGCCAGTAATTTCATTTGCTTTCAGCCAATCGCAGGCTGCTTTCAAGTCTTGAGTAGTGGCCTCATTTTTTTTAATTCTTTTTAAGAATTCCATAGTAACAAGGCCGTGTAACTCATTAAACTCTGTTTCTGTGGCTTTAGCCATTTAACTAAATAGTTTTGTTTTTACAATTTCTAAGGCTTGATCATCTAGTTTATTGTCAGTTCTTTTTACATAAGCTGTAAGTAAATCAATTACAAGTTGCTTCACTGAATCTGACTTCAAGAAGGCGAATAGAATGGGCTTGACTAATAAGATCATTGTTCTTTAGTGGTAGTTTTTTTCTGAGATTTTTTAGCTTTTTTTTGCTCTTCAGCAATTCTTTTCATAGCAGCTTCTCTTTGAAAAGAAGATACTTTTGATAGATCTATTTCACTCATTATTTTAGAATGGATTTATACCAAGGCTTTTCCTTGGGGATTGGGGGTTGTTTTATTGATTTTAAATATGAAGCAATTGGTACTATATCAGCACATAGCGGGTATAGTTCAGACTTAGGATGAATCATAAAACCTTTAGTCTGAAGATCTGCACATTTAAGTGCTCGAACTAATTCATAATCCAATCGCATTTTTTCTTCTTGTCTAGCTGCAATTCTACGACATCTATTTAATCCTTCACGATCTAGAGGGATCATAAAATTAATCTGACCACCCCAGTTTTCAGCCATAGTATAACTAGAAGGACTCATACCATCTTCATCTATATCCCATGGTTTCGTATGATTTCCCATATAGAACGGAGAGAACGTCATTGTTGCTCCGTTGCAGGAAATATTAGGACCGTAATGCTGTCTAGACGGTGCTCCATTATTCTGGAATTGCACCGCTTGGTTTGTGACATTTCCCGTCGCAGCCGCAACGGGGTTAGCTACATTATCGGTTTCAGCTCTAGCAGGAGCTATTGAGAGAAGACTGATAATGAGACCGTAGTAGAAGAAGTATCTATTTCTCTTTCTATTTCTGTTACTTCTAGTACCTGACTTGCTGCTCTTGTTACTATTTCTAGAGTGAAATCTGAACCAGCTGTTGTCATGTTGAATACCGAGTCTGAATCGGCTATACCTCCTGATGAGGTTGAGGTATGGGTTATATTGTCCCCAGACCATTTGTTTAATGCTGAACC